CAATTATTTCCCGCACGACAGTTCTCTGCCCTTCAGCAAAGAATGCGTGCGAGGGGTCTGCACCAGGCACGGCAACTGGCACATCCACATACATCTGCCGCAGCCAATCCAGCAACTTCTGGCCGTCCTCGGTGGCAAACACCCGTAGAGTCAGCCGCGCCAGATCCTCGCGCTGCTGCTTTACCTCACGGATGTCCTCGGCGTAATCAGCCTTCTCTAGGTCTTCCCAGCTCATTTAGTAGGCAGTTGAGTAACTTCTTCAGGGCTGGCAAATGGAGATTTGTTTTCCTTCATGCGCATGACGGCATGGTCAACAGCCTTGTCCATAATCGACTTAGGCATCTTCTCCATAAACATCTTAGATTCAGGATTGTTGCGCATTAGATAGTTCAGCTCACTTTTATTGAGTGTCGGAACAATCAGCGGAATCAATGTCTCTTTACCATTAAGACCAACACCAATGCTGATCTCGGTCATCACGTTGCCGTCTGGTCGCTTGATCTCGCCAAAGTAGCCGGAGCCCTTGGCGGTCTTGTCTGGCCGCATTCCATAATCCATTACATCGCCCCTTCAGGCATTGCACCAGCCTGCGCTTGCATGGCCATTGCCTGCGCCATTGCAGCTTCTTGCTGTTGCTGTTGCATAGTTTCCATCAGTACCACACGCTCGGCTGCCGTATTGCGAACCGCAGCAGGCACGCCCAGCTTGTCGCCAATGTAGTCAACCACGGCATCCGTCTTGATAGCCAGCGCGCCATCAGTACCAAAGCCCTGCATGAGCTGAGTGTACTGGATGATCGCGTTGACCTCCTCCATGTTCTGAGCCATCGCCAGCGGAGCCACCGGCACCACCTTGGCCTCGAGCCCGTTGACCCGCAACGGCATATCGATCAGGCCGCGCTCGTCCATCACCTCGAGGATCTTAGCGACCAGCGGGATCATGGTTTCGTTGATCAGGCGACCAAATGCCGAGCCCAAGTTCTGCGCCAGTTCCTTCATGCGCTCGACAATCTCGGTGGCCGACCGAGCGCTCATATTCTCAGGTGGCAGCGACTCATCCAACAGAATGCGCTTGATATTCTGCACCAGGTCATTGATGACTAGCTGCGACACGTTGAAGTCACCCGAACGTGGCAGCGCCAGCAGTGCCGGGCCTTGCGGGCCACCGTTACGCGCCACAGGGATGATCGCACCCGGCACCAGCTTGACCGTATTCGGATTCAGCACGCCGTCATCAGCTGCCGTGTAAACACCAGCAACAGCCAGGGAAGCATTCTTGAGTAGCAGTTCCTTGGTCTTGTTCAGCGTCTTAATGTCGGGTAGCGCCGTCATCAGCGGGCCACGACCATAGATCTCGCCTGCGACCTTCATGTACCGCGAGATCACCCAGGGTGAAGTCTTGCGGCGGCGATAGACCAGCTCCTCTTTGCCTTCCTTCCAGATAACGTGATAACAGTAGTCGCCACGCTTGGCATCAAATATGGTGGCTTCCAGCAGCTCAACATCATCGGTTGGCTTCTGCTCAATCAGGCGCGTCAGGGTGTCGGGTATCTTGGCATCCGGCCACTGGCGCTGAATCGACTCAGCCTTCATGCGCATCCGGCGGTAGACGTTATCGACCTGGCCGTTGGCACCTTCTTCGTAGCTGACCAGGAACAATGGCACCGGCACGAAGTTGATCGGCGACACATCATCACCAGGTTGAACCATCATGCAGGCAGTGCCGACCGCGAGATCCAGCAGGAATTCACCAATCGCAATATCAAAGTTGGATTGTTTCAATACGGAAAACATCTGTTCGCCGTAGACATCCAGCACTGACTGCAGTTGCTGGCGACGATCCATCGGGATTGACGGGCCAGGTTCTAGCCGAGCCCACTTGCGCTGCGGTGGGAATACGACGGATTGCAGCCGGTTGGCAAAGCGCTGGGTCGAGTTGATCGCGGTTGAATCGAACACTCGCGCCATCTTCTTGCTGCCAGTGCTGTTACCTTCCCACAGGCCATAGAGCTGGCGCTGTGGCAGGGCAAACTCGTAGGCATCCTGATAGAGCTGCTGGAATTCGTCCTTCTTGCGCTGGGCAAGTTCCTGACGCTTCATGATCTCGTCAGGTTTTAGTCGCATTGCCCCGAGCGGTTCTTTGTAGGCCATGATCAATCGTCCTTGTTTAACTTGTATTTTTCCAGCAGGTTGCGCCCCTTGGCGGCTAACCTGGCTGCAGCACCCGCAGTGCGCGGCACCGGCTCACCCCATGCGTTGGCAGCCTTTGCCAGCCTAGTTGGCTCACCATCGTCATCAACCAACGGCCCGCTCGGATTGGTATAGAACCGAGTCAGGAAAGATCCTTTGCGACGCGCACGCTCACCAGACGGCGACGATTCCTTAACGCCAGGCTTTAGGTTCTTGCTCTCGCCTGATCGCTCGAAGTGTCTGCGGCCAGCTTCTGTCAGCCCGCCTTCTGGATCGCGCAACATCAGTCTTCTTCTTCCTCGAGTTCAGCCTCGTCCATCATTTCCTTCAGGCCGCGCATTGGCTTCTCTGGCTTCTTGGCTGCCATGTATTTCTCAATCTTCTTGCGCAACGCAGGCGGGAGCTTCGACAGCTCGACCATACCCTCGTCTTCTTTTTCGTCTTCGATGCAGATTTCGATTTTCATTGCTTGCCTTTCGCTGCTGCCATGTTGTCGATCAAATTAGGATAGGGTCGGCCTGCCTTCTGCGCTCGACGCATTGCCATGCGCTTCTGCGCTTCCGAGAGTTCCTTCGGCTTGCCTAAGTCTTTCGGCCTTGGCTTATCCCAGACTTCCTTCATCATTTGCCTTTCTTGGCCATACCGGCCTCGGACAGTGCAATAGCAACTGCTTGGTCACGCGACTTCACCTTGTCACCGCTGGATGACTTCAGCTTGCCAGCCTTGTACTCGCGCATGACCTTGGATACCTTCATCTTCATCTTGTCTTCTTTGCCGTAATCTCCTGGCATGATTAACCCTCCCGCAACATTGGTCTGGCCATACGTCTAGCGACTGCACCCAAACGTGCAGATTTACGCTCACCGACTTCGCGTTGATATGTTTGCCCAAGCTCTTTGCTTTTAACTTCAAACGTGGATTGATCAAACGGGGCAATCTCTGGCCTAGTTGGTACGGAAGGAGCTACCGGCGCTTCCTCAGTAAATACTGGTATCTCAATGTTTTCTGTTGGGTTGTCTTCTATATATTCCAATGTTCTTCGATATGCGTTTAGTTTGTTCTTATAGGCCTTCCTTTGTTTATCATATTTGCCCATGTCAATTTTGTATTGCTCCACTGCAGTCTCATACGGTGCCATTTTTGCAGCAACGTCTTTTTGATAGGCTGCGTAGCTTTGCTGATACTGGCCGGTCATTGATTCGACATTCTTCGAATACTCGCGTGCCAGACGTTCAATGTCTGACATCCTGCGCACCTTCATGCGCTTTTGGTATTGTGTCTCTGCCATTATTGCAACCTCATTCCAGAAGCCAGCTCGGCTGACGTAACACCCAGCTCAGGCGTTAGACGCTCTTGAGACAGCAGCGCTCTACGACCACCACGGGTGCGGGCTCGTAATGCAGAAGCCTCAGACTGCGCAGCCTTGCGTCGCTCTTCATCAGCAGCGGCCTGCACTTCCTTGGCTTTCTTTTCCATCTCCAGTTTGTTCTCTTGATACTGGAGTTGCTGCGCTTGGAATTGCTCACGCGCAGTGGCAGCCTGCTGCTCAAGTGATGCGCCTTGTCTAGCGTACTCAGCAGTTTGGCGTGCGAGTTCTTGACGCATTGCTGCGGCATCTGCAGCTTGTTGTTGCAATGCTGCGACTTGCTGGCGCTCTGCATCCTTACGCGCTTGACGCGCTTGGTTTGCTTGGTAAGCAGTGGTTACGATGATTGCTCCGGATATGATGTATGCCATGTCAATAACTCCTGTTGAGTTGCGACCTCAATGCCAAGCTCTTCGTAATTGATAGCAGTAAACATATCTTCGAGCTTTTCAATATCAGTCTCGTCTTTTGGGTTTGGGTGAATAGTTGTCCAAATTGCGTCTTCATGCGTGTAAACCACGCGCTTGGTGCCTGGCTCAGAAATAAAAGAGGCCGGTGCTTCTAGCGTTTGCAAACCAAACTCGGTGTAGCAAGTAATCCGACCTTGGCTCAGGATGTTGAAGTGGCGGTGCCGATGAACTCTACCAACCACCAACGTACCTGCAGCAAGATGGATTTCTCTGGCATATATCCCAGGCGCAAGCCAATGTTTAAGTGGGGCATCATCTGGATCGATACGCTCCTCATCTGGCAAGCCTTGACATGCTTGTTGAAGCGCAACAATCTTTGCCCGAGCTATTGGCGCAGGCAAATTAGTTGGCGGCATCATTACAAGGGCATCATTCATGCAAAAGATTTTATTGCATTTTTAGTGCGCCGCAAGGCAAAAGCTATACGCCCGATATACCTTACGCAAAAATATCAAAGTCCATCTTGGCAACCGTCAGCCCAGGCGCTTTGCCGCCTAAGCTGTGTGTTCTTGTCATACGGTTATATTCGCCACCACCTAGCATCAGGTAGCCGAATGAGTCGCCAATGTGCGAATGCTCGTTCTTATTCGGCGCATCGCGGAACCGTTCTTGGCCTGCGCCGACGGCAACCCGCTTGAAGTGATAGCCACCGGCCAAAGCCTTCCTCAGCAGCTTGCAGGAGCGGTTAACGATAAGACCTGGCTTGCCATCGATTAGCCGCTGCATGGGCGCTGCGGAGGCTTCTCGGCGTACCTTGAAGTCGTTGGAAGCAGTAGGCTGCGCCTTCAATCCCAGGGTGCGCAGGAAGTCAAAGGCAGTCACCTCGTATATCGCATCACGGGCCATACCGGCAGGGTCGCCCCAGATCATGACCTGATGCTGTGGGTAGCGGGTATTCAGCTCAGCCAGCAGTTGCATCCCGAATCGCTCGAGCCCCATGTCGAAGGTGACGATCTCGTGGTGGATAACCCACCGGCCATTAGGCAAGCGCTGGCCAATGGTGGCAGCCGGTGTCAGACCGAAGTCGAGCCCGACTTGAATTGGCACATCCATCGACAGCTCGGTTTCGCCCGACATGGTGGAATCATCATATTCAGGCCATACGGGTCTGCCTTCTTGGACGTAGGTGTACAGGCCGCCTGCGTAGCACTTGATCCAATCTAAGTTTTTACCAAGCAACATTTGTTGGTAGTAACCGCCTGGCAGGTTGTTGACGTTTTCTGCGGCTGGGTTAATCTTCCACCACTTACCCGCGGCAAAGACATGATCGTTTGCTTCAGGGTTGTCGGGCAGATCGGCAGGGTCAACCTCCACCACGCCACCTGGTTGTTGCCAGAACTTCCAGGCATACGGGCCGGACATCTTTTCCTTGACGGCCATGCGGTGCCACCAGTGATCGTCATCGGTCGGGTTGGTGTCCATCCAGATGCCGTGCCAGGTAGCACCACCGTCGCGCTTGGTTGGGTAGCGTCCGACTCGGTGGGTCAGGCCATCAATCACCGCCTTGGGTAGTTCTCGGGCCTCATTGACCCATGCACCGGTAAGCTCAAGCGACAGCAGCTTTCTAACGTCTTTGGGCTGATCCAAAGCCAGAAAGATGACTTCCATGTCGATGCCTGCAGCATCGCCGCGGGCAGGCAGCCGGATGTGGTGGGTAATGGGTGGAGTCCACAGCATCGGGCCAAACGTAGACTCAGGAAACAGATCGAGCCAGGTCTTGATCGTCGTGGTCTTCAGCATGGGATAGCTGTTTCGCACCACGGCCCAGCGGGTGTAGCGGATGTTGTCAACTGGGCTTGGCTTCTGTTGGATTGCCTTCTTGAAGATCTTGGCCGCGCAGGCGTAGCTCTTGCCGGAGCCCACCGGCCCCATCACGCCCTGGACGAAGTTGTCCGACTTGAAGAAGTCGTACACCACTGGGCTCAGGCTGAAGTCGAACCGCAGACCGCCCGTCGCTACCGTCTTCTCTGACTGCTGTTTTGTTTTTGCCACGTTTTCTCCACAGGCTCATTCAGACTTAGAGCGGAAATTGATCGAATCGAAAACGAAGTTACGCAGCAATCCGTTTTGATATTCGATATGCACTCGGTTATTTAATGTTCGCCAGCAACCATAGTTGGCATCACCTTTGGGTGAGATGCTATACATCATCTCAAGCCCTTTGCACCAATCCGGCTTTTCTTTGGTTAGGACAATATCCCAGCCATTTTGGTTGCGCCAAACCAAGTGGTCGCCTGCCATAACAGGGCCATCATCCAAACGCAAACCAGCGTTAGCTGACCCAGCAACCAAGCACAGCAATAGTAATTTCTTCATTGTTATCCTTTAATGTTTTTAGTTTTTAGCTTTTAGTTCGCGCCGCAGCTTTCTAATTTCAGCAATCAGCGATTTTTGAAAGATGTTCATCCGGTGCAAATGCCTTGCATATTGCGGCAGCCCGAGCCCTTTCAGTTCCTCAACCAGGTCAGGCGTATCCTCAAACCAGACAGCACGGCGCAACACATCCAACTCCTTCGGTGTTTTCATGTTCCCCCCGCTGCAGGCGCAACCACGTTCACATCAATCACGCTCGGCTTGTCATTCTCGTCAGGGTTGTCCAGCAGGCCGGAAGCCTTGGCCAGCAACCGCAAGACACCGACCTTGTCGTACAGCTCAATATCCAAGAAGCTGTTGCCTTCCTTGTCAGTCCTGACGCTGACCTTCTTAATCGCCTGCAGCGCATGGTCAGGGATCTGGTGCGAAGCCTTGACCTTGACGTTGCCCATCTCATCCCAGGTCATGATGTCGGTGATCTTTGTGTTGGCCATGCACAGCAGGGCATAGGACACCGCTTCCCGATTCTGGATCAGGGTGTTGGATCGCTCCAGGTTGCGCTGGATAGACCTGACCCCACCCCAGTTGGTCAGGGGCGGGATGACAGAGGATTGTTTCTTTGATGCCATCAGTGTCACCAAGGAATGTCGCTGTCAACGCCAGGCTGCGGCTGGTAGCCATTGCCCTTGGCCTGCGAGTGATTGCTCAACGGTGGTGACACAATCGCCTTCTCCTTGCCAATCTTTACCTTGAAGTATTCGTCGCCAGCCTGCGTCTTCGCACGACTCACATCCAAGAAATGCAGCTTGCCATCCGGCAACATAATGTCGCCACGGAAGTCCGCGTGCCAATCCTCTTTCTTGTCACGATTCGCAAACGCAGAGCCAAAGTTAGGCTTATGGTTATATTTCATTTGGGTAACTCCTGTTAAGTGGGGTACTCATCGCACTAGCGCCTTCTCAAGCCGGTGGTGTGTCCGGCAGCTCACCAGCACAACTTTCCCCCATGTCATTAAAACACCAAAAACCCCGCCAAAGGAAAAACGGGGGAAAAATTGTGGATGGCCCCCGCTAGCGCTACCGACGGGGGAGGGGGCAAAGGGTGCCTTTTTGACAACGTATGATGCCAGCATGACAACGCAATCGATTGTGCAGCCAGCCCGTGCCAGCATCGCTTCAACCAGGACACGTCGCTAACCCCCCCTGTCAAAACACCATACGTTCGTTAAGCAGTTTGACGCTATCGGATTACAGGCGATATGAGCCGTTTTCCTACCGAACCCATGTCTGCCTATTACCTGCACCCCGTTCGCGCCTTGTAGGTGCCTTAGATCGCGTTTAAACGCCATGCGTACGCAGCAGGTTCTCTGCGCTCAGGCTGATCATGTCGTTTGCCAGCAGGTATTCGCTTGTCGGAATGGCAATCCCTTCAGCCTGGTAGCGGTCTGCTACCTGTTTGGCAACTGTTTCCAGTTCAGCAACTGCTATTGTTCCTACTAACATCTTCAGTACTTCTTTATCCTTAAAGTTAACCTTTAATACTTTACTTAAAACCTCTTTATACATACGTTCTTCTACGTTTTGATCAACCTCTGGAGGTTTACCATGAGGTTGACTATGAGGTTGACTATGATGAGGTTCTCCATTGTCAACCTCTAGGGGTTGACTATGTGATGCCTTCTTTGCCTTGATTTGTGCTTTCATCTTGGCAACAGTAGCGGTGTCTTTTCCTTTTGGCATGACGTACTCCTTAGCTGGTTCTGTGATTGGTTTGACAACGCCTCGGATCATGTCCTGGATGCGCTTTAAACCTTCTGGATCGATGGTGTTGTCTTGTTCCTGCTGTTGCTTCTCTTTCATGTAGTGTGGCCTTGTGTCTTCGGTTCTGCTGGTCACAGCAATCGCTGTCTCAGCGTCAATGGTGGGGTCAAAGATGACGCGCATGGTCTGGTTCTGATGACCCTTCCAACCCTTGCGCATGACTTCGATGTAGCCCAGCTCAACTAGGTGCTTGAACTGCTTGCTGATGGCCTGCTTGGTAATGCCCAGGTCTTTGGCCAGCCGTGCGCCGCCAACCCAAGTAATGCCAGCCCTGTTGCTGTAGCTGCAGATGGTCATCAGCAGGCGTAACCCAGCTTCATGCAGCCTGCGGTCAGTCACTGCCCTGATCGGCACAATGGCAACCTTGCGCTGATCTGGCAGTGGATCCTTCTCTTTGACCTTGGGCTTCTTGGGCAGCTTGAATGCGACGATGTTGGTTGGCAGTGGGTTCATGTAAACAATCCCTGCTGAATAGGGTTCTGCTTCCTATCCCAGAACACCTGCGCCTGGTGTGCCTCAATCCTGGTGCGCATAACAGCAGCTCGAGCTTCCTTAGTCGGTGGCGTGTAGGTTCCTCGCCATTTGCTATCAATGCCGACATTCCTACCGATGTTGGTGCTGTCTGCTGACGCAAATGGAAACCTTGAAAACACTGCTGGGTCAAGCATTCTGAGCCCATGCACTTTGCACGCTGGTCGGCCAGCACGGTCGCAAATAATGTCCATTGCCTGGCTCATACGCTGCCACCAGGCATCAGTGCCAATCACAGCGAAGTCGCCAGAACTACCAAGGCAAATGCGTGGCCAGCTCAACGCCATACGCTCGAGGCGCTCTAGCGACTCATGCAAATGCCACACAGGCGCACCAACCCACGGCGCTGAGTTACGCCACGGCCACTCATCAAGCAGAGCATCATTGGCAGCCTCATCACCGTCAATAACGTCAGGAATGACGGCAAAGTCAAAGCCTGGGTATCGGTGTAACTCAGCAATCCATTCGTAGTAGTCACCCCAATCAGTCACCGGTTTACCGCTGCGCCAGGCCGAGAATGCGCCGTTATCCAAGGCAAATGACTGCGCAACCTCCAACGCAATCGACAATTGATCTGAATGCACAAAGCTAACAAATGCATGGCCGCCATCAATGGCCTGCACAGCCGCTGTGGCTGGTGTTATTGGCAGCCCGTGGTAGTGGATCATTGTTCTTCTCCACTGAATAGACTTATCCACAGCAGCACTGCCATCACCAGCACTGCTACACCAGCGCCCATCATGAGCAACCCAGCAAATAGCCAGATCACAGCAGTGCCTTGATCCGGCTGATCTCCCAGCCTGTGGCATCGTGCAGCTCGAGGATTCGGTTGGCCGATACACCAGCGTGGCCGTGCCGCAGCTTGCTCACATAGCCCTGTGGCCAGCCCAGCTTCCTTGCAATGTGCGCATCATTCCTCGCGGGCAGTTCTTCGATCAGCGCGTCCAAAAACTTATGTGCCTTCCGTGGTTTTTCCACTTTTATATCTCCTTAACATTTCATTTCGCAGCCTTACTCGCTCCTCATAGCCCCGCTGCTGCTCCACAAGGCCTAGGTACTCCAGCTTCGTTATCTTTGGTTTCCTTGCCTTGTCCGGCAGCTTCAATGCCCACCGAGCCTCGCAATCGTGCCTGTAGGCCTCGCTGTGCGTGCAGACCTGGTTACCGTCCACCAGCACCGTGCGTGGCTTCCAGTGAGCCCTGTCGCAGTGCTGGCAGTGTTCATAGCCTGCGGCCACCATGCCTGCGTGCGTACCGCTTGGCCTGCCTGATCGCAGCCATGATGCCTAGACCTGAATGCCGCCACATCCGAAACACTCTCCAGAATCTGATCATTTGACCCGCCGTACCTTGTTCTGTTTCGCAGCCTTGGCCTGCTCACGCTGGATGCGCTTGAACTTGGCAGCTAGATCCATCGCCGTGCCAGCAGGCTGATACTTAAAGTTTGGGTTCCAGACACTTGGTGTCGTGTCCTGCTTCTTCTGTTTCTTTGGTGGCATTTCATCGGTCGCCAGCTTCAAGTTGCTCTGCATTGTTTCCTCCAGTTAATTGATCGCGCATAAGTGGTATGAAATCCTCGAGTAAAAGACAGACCCGCCAGGGCTGCCCGTTGCGCCTGTAGACTACCACCGGCACCTCGCTGGGATTCGCGCAGGCCTCCACCTGTTGCGACCAGGCATCAATCTGCAACCGTTCCTGGCGCTTTACCTCCAGTCTGAAATGCTCGATGGTGATGTCATCAGCGCCATCTCTAGCCTGCCCCAGGTTGCGCTTGACCACGCGCCCGAGCTGGTCTGCCAGGATGCCTGCCAGCTCTCGCTCACCGGCTGCGCCCTTGTTCCGTTTGCCGCGACCGTTCACCGAGCCCCCAGTAGTTTGTTGAGCCTGTCCTGCGTAGTCTCATACCGCTTGCCATAAGCCTCGAGGATCAATTCCTCAAGGATCGACACCCGTGTCCTGCGCTGCTCGGCTGCAGCCTGGTCAAGCAATTGCCTGACCTCTGGCCGCATACGCATCAAAAACATCTTGCCTTCTTTCATATTGCCCCCTTGCAATGTATCGCCGGAATATATGACAGCCACCGTAACACCGTCAACGGTTGCCAATTTGATAGCACTACAAATTATTTTGCTTTGGGGTGTTGACATATCGCTGCGATATATGAGATCTTCTGTCTACGGTCACTCAAGACCGCAACCTCACCGAGATACAGGGAGATT